AGGAGATAGTAATGGCACAAACAGAAATAGATAAATTTTCGACATCTGAAAGATTAAATAAACAAGATCTAGATGTTATAACAGTAACACTTACAAGTGATGCAGAAAGCATTAATGATAATAAAGTTATCAGTCAAAGTATAGAACTTCCCTTTGCAACTTCTGAAAATGGAGGTTCAGGTTTAATTAAATCAATTACGATTTTAGATCAAACTACAACTGCACCTGCTGTTGATATTGTATTCAGTTCAATTAGCGATGGAATCAGTCAGGATGAAGGTAAATCAGTTGGTGAGGATTTAGCTAATCTCGATACAATTTTTCAATCTGCTTTAGGAGTTGTTAAGATTGTAGCAGGAGATTATACCGACTTAGCAGATTCAAGTTTAGCAAGTAAAAGTGGTATTGATTTAGGTATTCAAAGTGCAAGTAGCAGTACCAGTATTTTTTGCCACGCAATCAATCGAAGTGGTGGTGCTTTGACTTTTAGTGCAACTACACAATTCAGAATGAAAGTAACTATACAAAAGGACTAACCCTTTATCCACAGACGAGCAATAGTCTGCTGTGATACCCATTATCCATTGCAAGAACAAAGTGCAGTTAATGTGGTACTCAAAGCAATCAAAAAAGTAAAACCTAATATATTCATACATTTAGGTGATTTATGTGAAAACGAGTCGGTTTCTCATTGGAAATACAAAAGAAGAAAACGACCACCTCTTGAATATATAATCCCTGAGATTGATAAAGATATTCAATCAGGTAATAATGGTTTAGATGATTTTGATAAAGCATTAAAAGAGGTAGGATGTGATCAAAAACATTTTATTGAGGGTAACCATTGTGATTGGTTAAATCAATTCGTAGAAGAGCATCCATACCTAAAAAATTACAAGGTTGATAAAGCATACAAATTAAAAGAACGTGGTTATAAATATTATGAATATGGAAAGTATTTAAAGATTGGAAAACTTTATTTTTATCACGGAGGGCATTATAGCACAGCTTTTCATACAAGGGTACACGTTCAGAATCTTGGAAAGAATGTCGTTTATGGACATATGCACGATGTGCAAAGAATGGGTATCTCACACGTTGATGGTACGATTGCAGGTGTCAGTTTAGGATGTTTAAAAAGTATTGAGGCAGAAAATAATAAATGGCTTAAGGGAAGAAGAACGAACTGGAATCACGCTTTTGGTATTGTGGACTGGTTCTCAAGTGGAGATTATATCTTACACATCGTTGATATAATTAAGGGTAAAACAATTTTAAATGGAGAGGTAATAGATGGAACAACTTAATCTTGGAGATGGAATAGCACAATTGAAAGTATTACGATTGCAATATTTTGATGAAATAAGCCCTGAAGAAAAAGGACAGATTATGATTCGGATATTTGAAGTTATTGATCATCTTGATATACCACAATTACTGGGGAGTGAGTTTGGAGAACTATGAGTACATATGATGAAGTGTATGCCAATACTGGCACGGATTTAGAATTTTATCTTCCTGATATTCAGGCATTTGATAGAAGATTATTGATCACAGAATGGATCACATTTTCTAGTAAGGTTTATCGTTCAGGTTCTGTTGGAACGATTGATGAATTATTCAGGGATAATATCACTTTAGGTTCTGCACAATCATCACTTTCAAACCTGCAATCAAATGATACAGATGGGCAATGGTTCTATGATTCAACGAATGATGTTGTTTATTTACGTTCAGATAATACTCCAGTTACTCATCATACTATTGAGGGTGGTAGATCCTTTTCAGATTTAAAGACTTTAGCATTACAAAAGTCAGCCGAGTTCATCAGATCATACATCAATAAACCTATTCATAAAAGATTAGGTGTAGGCATACAAGGTTCAAGCAGTAGGAATTATGATGATATTATTATTAAATCAAATGCACTACTTGCCTGTGCTTCAATCGTAAGACCATACGATCAGGAAAGATCGGATTACTTAGATTCTCTTGCATACAATCCTGAAGAAAAAAATGGATATTTAGATTTAATTAAATCAGGTGAGATTTCATTATGGCACGATAAATCATCAAGACAGAATCAAGGGATTGTTCGCAGGGTAAGTGTCAATTCAAATACAACTGCAAACATTTCAGATCTAAGAGGACTGGCAACAGATGATGATTTTATTAAAGTAATTATCACTAATGGAGGAACACTTACAAGAGGTACTGCAAATAGTTCTGTTACCTATTCTGTATTTGTTGGAGATGATACTGGTTTACAAGTTAAAGAGGTGGTAAGTGATGAAACTATATCAGGAGCATATCAGCAACTTGCACACGGACTTGAGATTCGTTTTAGTTATGGGGTTCTTACCACAAATGATACTTGGGAGATTGAATGTTCAGGAATGATACCTGAAAGTGGATCACCAGTTAAAACCTACACAATCGAGAGAAGATGATATATTTAAACAAAGGCAAACAGATCATGAACAAACTCCAACAATTGATCACGGAGGAGTTCAGTATGCCAGTTGTATTTGAAAAAGATTACAAATATAGAAACAGCGTTTTTTTTAATATTTTATTTGATTCTGTTTCTGATGTAGAACCCTTATCAGGTGGATTTATTAGAAACTATAATTTTAATATTAGATTTTATATGAACCGATTAGGTTTTCAAAGAAACACACATAGTAATTATTTATCTAATATTGCTGAAAGAATGTTGAGATTAATAAAAAACAATCCATCTCCCTTACGAGATGAAACAATCTTTTCAACATTAACAGATCGTTTTGCATTAAGTGAGGATTACTGGAATCTACTAACCAGTTATTTATATCATAATGCAATCGTTGGAGATGTCGCTTATAATTCTGCATTAACAGATGAAGAAGAAAACAGACCTGATAACTATGTCATCAACTTTGCTTTTTCTTGTACCTCATCAGAACCTGACTATGAATAGGAGATATTTATGAAAGTCGTAATTAAAGATTTAAAAAAACCAATCCCAATGTGGGATTCATATAGTGGATTGCACACAGAAGATTGGAGAAAGTTGAACAAGGGAGAGGTGGTTGATCTAAAAGAAATCCCTGAACTTGCTCAAGAATATGTCAAACAATCAAAATCAAAGGAGAGTGAGTAATGGCACTAGACGGAGCAGGGTATTCCAATTCGCAATTTAAAATGTCCATAAAGCCAGAAACAACTATTGGAACTGCAATTGTATCAAGTATGAATCTTTTAAATATTGATGCTATTACATTTCCTACAATTACACCCACACAAGTTTTAGATGTCAGGTCTGGAGACGGTAGAACAGCCAAGGTCGCAGATGCCTACATCTCTGAAAAACATACCATCAAAGAAATATCTTTTTCAGGATATGCAGATCAAACAACTCTGCCTATTTTATTACAAGCAATAACAACCACAGCAGTTGCAACTGATGTAGGACCCTCAAGTTATGATGTGCCTTTTAATTACACACCTCCTGAATTACAAATAGGTGCAAGTGCAAGTACAAATACTAAAACTTTTACAGTTGCATTTATATCACCTGAAGCAGGAGATGATCACAGCATTGTTTTTAAAGGTTGTGTTTTATCTTCATTATCAATTAGTGCTGATATGGGAACAGAAAGTGGTCGTGTTACGATGTCAGGAACTTTTCAAACAGCATCCACACCAAGTTATGGACAATCTGCTCCAACGAGTATGACTGCTTTTAGTGCTAATAATTATTTTTTAACTGATATGCATACAACAAGAAAAGTTGCAGGAATATCAAACTGTGTTATCTCATCTCTTACTTTGAATATAGAAAATCCTAGAAACTTTTTAGGTTTTAATGGATCAACAGCAGAACCTGAATCTATTATTTCAGCAGTTCCTGAAATTAATATAAATCTTGATGCCAGTATAAAATATGATGACAACACAGCAGGACTTGCATCAACTTTCAAAAACGGAAGTAGTGTCAGTAGTGAATTATCCAATCACGGAACTTGGAGTTCAGCATCGACTTTTGGCATCAAAATTGACTATGGCAAGATTACAGCACTAACAATGAGTGAAAATTCTGCAATGTTCCACGATGTCTCGATTAAAGCAATGGCACACACATCAGGAGATGTCATTCAGGTAGTGGCGTAGTAACTATCGCCTACTGTCGAGAAAGTCGATTCTAACGCCCTTTATTCAATCCGTTTTTTAACAAAATCCAAAAAGAGGAGGATCTATGCAAAAAGTAGATAAATATGAAATAAATGACATAACATTTGGTCAAGAACGTGAACTATATAATATGTATAAAAAAAGTTATAGAAATTCAACAATTGACACAAAAGGTGAAGTTTCAAAACTAAATATTGATTGGGAACTTCATGATCAATCAATTGCAAAATGTTTAGAGTTTGCTTTTGATGATCCTGAAAATATTTTAAAAGGTTTAAGTCATCCTGAAATTGATGCACTTGCTCAAAAAATATTACTTCGTTATTTACGAATGGATGATGAGTCAAAAAAAGAATCAGGAGATTGAGTTATGCTGTTTGGTGTTCAGCACTTGGTTATACAGAAACACCTCAGTTCCCAGTTATCCTCCCACTAGGAACTAATTATACTGCTCAATCTCCTACCCTTTTTAAAAACATACAATATGATGAGGAGGAAATATGGCAAGAAATAGAACGTATAGCATCGGAGGCAGATGGAAAAAAGTTTTCAGTTGGTCAGCAGTTATTTTACCAGTTTCATTTTTTTGCAAATCCTAAATATTTATGGGATTCAGAATTTGACAGAATTATTGAAGAGTATCAATTGATGGATAGTTTTAACATACCCATAGCAAGATCCCTGAACGATGTACCTGCACAGAAGATCAGGGATTTTTTTGTTATAAAAGATGAAATATCATTTTTAAAAAAACATTTAATGGAGAAAAATAGTGGCAGATAAAACAATTAATCTAATCTATAAGATTTTAGGTATAGATAAAGCAAATCGAGAAACTAGAAAATTAGATTCAAATTTAGATGCTTTAGCAAAAAGAGCACTTCAAGTGGGTGGAGCATTTTTTACAGCACAAGGAATTATAAAAGGATTAACTTTTATAGCAAATCAAGCAAAAGCATCTCAAAGAATTAATGATTTAGAAAATGCCATGTTGAATTTAGGAAGAGAGGCAGGTTTCACCTCTCAAACATTAGATAAATTAAGAGAGGCAACAGATAACACAGTTAGTAGTGCTGATCTTTTAACGTCTGCTAATACAGCATTACTTTTAGGAATTGTTGATAATGATGATGAAATGGCACAACTTTTAGATACTGCTCAGAGATTAGGTAAAGCTATGGGTGTTGATACTGCTTTTGCTGTTAATTCTTTAACGGTTGGACTTGGTAGGCAGTCAAGATTGATGTTAGATAATTTAGGAATCATGGTTGATGTCGGTAGTGCAAATAAGGCATTTGCAGAACAAGCAGGTGTTGCCGTAAGAACTTTAACTGAAGAGCAAAGAAAAAGAGCATTTTTAAATGAGGCAATGAGACAAGCAAAAACTGCTGTTGATCAATTAGGCGAGGAACAATTAGATTTAACTGAAAAAACACAACAGTTAAATGTTGCTATGGAAGATTTAGGTATTGCTGTGGGTGAGAGAATGTTACCTGCTGTTACAGAGAGTGTTAGTTTTTTTGCAGAATCAATTCAAGGTGTTAATAATTTTTTTAACACAATTGATAGAGCAAATAATGTAATTTTTAATAATAGATTAGAATTTGAACATTTAACTCCTGAAATTAAAAAAGCATTTGAAGAACTTGACGCTTTTGGTACTGAATCAATATTAAACACTTCTGCAATGGATGAACAAAGAGCAAAAATTATAGGTTTAGTAGAGGCATATAAGCAGGAGCAAAATGCTTTAAAAGCAAAAACAATCGAAGATGAAACAGCAAGAATTGCACAAGAAGATCTTCGTAAGGAAATTGATGCAATGGGAAGTGATAGTATGCTAACGCTAAGAGATGGATTTGAAAATACTTTACCTAAGATTGAAAGGTTTAAAGGTGAAATACAAAACACAGATGAAACTTTTAAACTCTTTAATGATAAGCAACAATTAGCATTAATGGGTGTTGAACAATTTGGAAGTTCATTAGCCACAGCTGTAATACACGGTCAAGATCTAGGAGATGCTATGGTATCATCATTAAAAGCAATCGCATCTGAATTATTAGCAAAGGCAGGAACTTTTGCATTACTTAACCTTTTTACTGGTGGAAGTATTGGTGCAATAACTGGAGGTGGTGGTGCAGGAGGTTTTGGAGGTTTTCTTTTAAGAGGATTTACTGGTCAAACATCGAAAGTAAATCAAACGATCAATATCAATGGTGGGTTGATTTCACAATCTTATGTTAAAAATACACTTGTCCCTGCTTTAAATAATGCAAGGGCTTTAGGATAATGTTAAGTTTTAGTTCAGGATTAAGCAATGGATTATATGCTAGAAACACCAACACATTTTGGGTTATAAAATTTTATTACAATGCTGAGGGATCAAGTGATTTTATAGGTTTGTCTGATGGCAACAGAGATGATGGTGCAGATTTCTATCACGGACTTATTACAGAGTTTGGAAACTTTGTTCAAAGCATTGATTATTTAAATTTTACATCGAGCATTGGCAACATGACAGTTAAAGTAGTAAACTCACCAAATACAATTAATGGTGGTAGATTTTCAGATTTATTATCCACTTTAAATTTTGGAAATAGAAAATGGGAATTGTTTCAATGTGTTCAAGGTGTTACACCATACGATACATCAAGTAATTTAATAGCAGAGGGAATCATTGCAGGTGATTTTACTTATAACAGAAATGAAGTTGTTTTGCAACTGCTTGATAAAAGTGGCACAATACATAAAGACCTACCAACAAACGTCGTAACCTCAACAGATGCACCAGAAGAAAACATTGGTAAACCTATACCAATGCAATATGGTGATTTTCATGACAATCCAAATATTGGTACAATTGCAAGTAATTTTGCAAAAATATTTCCATTTGGAAGATTTCCTGCAATTATTACCAACACTTGGGACGATTCACTTAACAAAGTAATTGCTCAATGTGATGCAGAAACAATAAACACAACAGATACAGATTTAGTTTTTCAATATCAAAAAAATGTTTATGCCAATTTAGGAAGTGTTGTTTTAAATAGTTCAAGTGGAATTCAAACAATAAGATTTAGTGGTGCATCAAATATTTATTATCCTAAATTAAAAAATACAAGTGGTCTTGCAGACAGAACATTTACAACTGGTCAAACTTTATCTGCTAATGCAGGTAGCACAGCAACAATTCAATTTGATATTCCTAAACAACCAAAACTTGGGGTGATTACAGACATTAATTTGCTTTGTAGTTTTCAAGATTTTATAGGGTCAGGTCAAGATGCTTTCACATTTAGAGATGCAAATAATACTGGTAATTCTGTTAATGTTACTTTTTCAGATTCTAATCTTGAGCAAAGCATTGATATACCACTTACTGGAGGAAATTTAATATTTTCTACAACCGAGCAAGAAAATTGGAGTTTTGAAAGCACTTATGAATTTTTTCTAGATGCAGGTGCAAGTGTTAATGTTTCTGCTATTTTTAAAGAAGTTGCCTTAGAAATTTCTTACACAGCAGAACAAGACTACACAGCAACAGTCGAAGATGTTCAAGAAGTAAAAAATGTTACCGAATCATTTCTTTTACATGACAGACGTGTTATGATACCTAGACAAGTAATCAAACAGACAAAAGAAATTACAAGCCCATCAACTGCACAATATATTTATTTTGGTGGTAAAGGTAGAGAATATGGTACGTGGACAATTTTGTCAAGTGGAGCATCAAGAAGTAACGGATATGGATCACTCGACGGCAGTACTTTTGTAACCGAATGTATTGAAAATCCAATTTATATAGTTGAAGATATTATTAGAACTGAATTAGGTTTGGTACCTGATGTTACAACTTTTGATGTTGCAGGAAATTCTTCTAATGGCAAAATTGGAAATGTTTTTGATGATGCAGTTACAGACATAAAGTTTGCATTTTCACAAATTAAATTTATTGATTCAAAAACTTTAATTGAAAATATTGGTTCTTTGTGTGGTACTTTTTTCTTTTTATCACAAGGCAAAACTTTTAAAGCAGTAGTATTAGAAAAAGATGCAGACTATGATAATACAGATGCTATTGCGAATATAGATTACACACATATCACATTAGATAGTATTGCCTTGACACCAATCAATGCAGTAAGAAATTCTATAACTGTTGATTACAATTATGACTATGCAAAAAAACAAACAAAACAATCTGTTTCTGTAACTGATTCTACATCACAAGGAACAACAGTTAGTGGTGTAAATCAAACACTTAAAATGGAATTAGAAGCAGATAAAATTATTGATTCTACAACTGCAAATGCTTTGGCAAATTATTACAAAGATATTTCAAAGGACAGAAAACTTGTAATAATGTTTGATGTACCAACACCTAAACACAATTCACTTGAGGTAGGTGATATTATAAATTTTGCAAACTGGGATTCTGACATAAAACTTTTTGGAAGTTCTATGACAGAAAATTTTATTTTTATTGTTACACAGACAACAAAGCGACCTAATGGTTGTGAATTTGTTGTTACAGAAGTAGGAAGACCTTAATGACACATCAAAGAATTGTTTCTCCAAAATTTTTTACAGATCAAATAAACTCTATGGTTTCAAGAGGATATGGGATGGATAATTTTACTGTTCAGGCAACTAATAGTGGAAATAATTTTGTTGGGATCAAATCAGGTGGAGGAGTTGTTCAAGAGTTATTTGATATGAATCCACAGAAAAGAGTTACGTTTGATACTTCTGCAAGTAGCACTACAAAAGCAGACCACGTTTTACTTAACTTAGATTTTGGAACAGCAATACCTTTATCTTATGTAGCAATCTTAAACCATAATATGAAAACAGCCGATTCACAATTTTTTGTTTGTGCAAATACATCAGCAATCACATTAGACAATACTGGTGCAAAAATATCATCAACAGAGGTAATAAATGCAGATGATAGTTCCGATGTTTTTACTCCTGATAATGATGGAGATTCAATTATAAAATTTGATGCTAATCAAAATTTTCAACATTTTGGAATACAGATAGAGGGAGTAAGTGGAGATTTTTCAAGCACAGATCTAAAGATTGGTCAGATTGTAATTGGCATGGCTTTTGAATTATCAGGATCTCCTGATTTACAAGTTAATAGAACCATTGAATATGGGAACGATATTATGGAAACTCCCTCAGGTAAAAGATTCAGTTCAGCACGATTTTTAGAGGGTTTCACATCTTCAGATACAACAGCAGGTCAGCCATTTAGATCGAAGGGAACAAACACATCTTTAAGATTTGGTGGTAGAACGAGCTATAATATTAGTTATAGTTTCGTTAATGATACTGAATTGACTTCATCAGATATATCAACAAACAATCATAGTTCATTTGATTTTTATAATGCAGTTTGGAATAAAACTAATGGATCACATATTCCATTTATATTTACTCCTGATTCATCAAGTACAACAGTTGGTGATTATTTATATGCTAGATTTGGACAGAATGAATTGCAATCAACTCAAGTAGCATCAAGGGTTTTTAATACCAGTTTATCTATCGTTGAAGAATTTTAATCTTCTTTAAGAATTTTAAATTTATAATTCAATTCAATTAAATGATCTTTTTCTTCTGCATTAATTCCTTTATAAACAACTGGACATTTTTCTAACCATTTAAAAAAAGCATCTAACTCGACTTTGTCAGCATCTGCAATCCATGAATTTTTAATCATCTCTTCAATATGTTCAGCAGGTATCATATCAAACCTCCCTTTTTTAATAAAACTTATAATGAAATAGTCAATTGTAGAAGAATTTTAAATTTTTTCTTAAATTGGTGTATGCCGAGCAGGTTAGTACATTGGAAAATTCATAATAATGCTTACTATTATAGATTAAGAACTAAAATAAATGGTGTTGAGAAAGAAATTAAAATACCATTAAAAGTTGATATGTCTTTATCTACTATACAAAAACATAACCAAGCACAAAAACGAGGATTATTAGTTCATCAAAGACGAAAAGATTTATTAAATGGTGTTATAGATAAAACATATTTTGAATGGATCAATGAAGATAAAGTAAGTAAAGTAAGAACAATTACTTTAAAAAATGCAATTGATTATTATATAGATTATAAAATAACAGAAAATCAATCTGAGGAAACTATCCGAGGAGATAAAATTATTTTAAGTAGACTTTTAGATTGTTTTGGTAAAAATAAAAATTTTGAAAGTATATCACAAAAAGATGTTTTGCAGTACAAAAAATATGTGAATAAAAAAGATTCTGAATATTTTACATATAATAGTATTAGATATTTTAAGTATTTAGTTGATTTCATTTATGCTGAAAAACTTAAAGATTGGAATTTAGATCTTAATAATAAACCAAATATAAAACTACCAACTAAACCCAATAAAGAACCAACGTATTTTTCAGAACCAGTATTAGATAAAATATTACAATGTGATTTCAATCAATTTAGTGGTTTTCAAAAAACTCGTGAAGATGCAAACTATTTAAAAGAGGTTATAAAATTTTATGTTGAAACTGGATGTAGATTAAAAGAACCTTTTTATGCTAATATCATTCCATTAAATAAAAACTATTTGATGAAGATACCAGTGGAGGAAACAAAAAGAAAACAAAGATTCAGAGAGTTCATTATAAATCAAGAACAAAAAGATTTTTTAATTGATTTTCAAAATAAAGCAAAAGATAAAAAATACCATATTGTTAAGTTCAATGATCGTAGTAAAATATCAAGAGGATTTAAACAAGCAGTAAAAAAAGTTTTAGGAAAAGAAAGTAAATTGCATTTTCATAATTTAAGGGATACATTTGCAGTGCGAAAATATTTTGAAACTGGAGATATTCATTTAGTGTCAAGATTATTAGGACATACCAATACTAATACAACTGATGGTTATACTAAATTTCATATATCCCAATTAGAAACAGATTTTCCAAGTGTTAAAAAATCAGGTTTTTATCCTAAAATTTGATTAGGTGGGTACTAAAAAGTGGGTACTAAACAATTTTTAACATTTTAATTTATTTAGTTTTTTGATAAAAAGATTGACGACAAAAGATGCGATGCCCGGGTGGTGGAATTGGTAGACACTGTGGACTTAAAATCTAAAAACACGATATTCGATAAATTCAATTAAATATATTTTCAGAGAGTAACAATGTTTAATAGTGTTTATTAGTGTTCAAAAAGTGGGTACTAAAAGGTGGGTACTTATTGTGTCCCATTATGAAACCTAGTTTTAATGGTTGCAATTTTTTCTGAAATGTTAAATTCAAAATATAAAGTGGTATTTATTTTTGATCCATCTTTATGAGTATAAATTACTGGTAGAGCAAACTTTTCATTTTGCATAAATGCAGTTTTTGCAATAGTCAAAGCACCTCTCACAAATGCTTTTGCATTCTCCCATTTTGTTGGAGATTCTTTATTAATTAAAGCATTGATTGGATGTTCATCAGATTTATACCAAACATCGGTATCCCACATCTCCTCTAATTCAGCAACACTATATCCTAAATGCTTAAAGCAAGAATCTTTACCAGTTACCTCAAGCAATCTACTCTCTAATGTTAATCCTTTTATTCTTACTTGCATTTTGCAACAACTATGAAACTTATCCATTTTTATAAAATCTTTATCATCTGCATCAATATTTATTGAATTTATTTTTTCTTTTAATTGTTCAATTTCCTGGTCTTTCATTCTGCTTTCCATTTTGTAATCAGCAATCCTATCTGCCAACTTTTCAATCTCATTGGTAAATCCGTTCATATTTATATCCTCGCTTGGTACAACGTCTAGTTGTTTTATAATGTTACATTCATCAGGTAATTTTGTATCCCACTTAACATCAAATCCACAAATCTCTGCTATCTTCTCCACATTATAGCTACGACATTTAGAATTTGGATCACGTTTTAAACGAAATAATGAATTACTTGCCATCCCTGCGAGGTCAGCGACTCTACTTATTGGTAATCGTGATTCTTCAATCATTTTAATAACTGCTGTTCTAGTATTCACGACCATAATTAAGTACTATAATTTAATAATTTGCAACCTCATTTACTAGTAATTACTGGTAATTATAGTATTAAGTATTAGTAATTATTTACTTGTAATTAATAAAAATGAATATTATACTTGTGTATAATGATTGATTACTTAACTAAACTTAACATAAAACCTGATGAAAGTGCAGAACAGCCCTGCTCATCAATCATTAGTTCTGCACGATCATCTATTATTTGGGAGAATAATACAATGAAAAACACTATTACAAACGATAACACTTTTAACTATCTTGAAAAGACTTCAATTACAAGAACTTTTACAGAAAATGTTAATCTTTTTTTTGAAAATGGTTATGAAGATATCGATGATGCCAATTTAGAAGATTGGGCATTATATAAATATATCACTAATAATAAAAATACCAATCCTTGGTCTGATGTTGATGATGATTTTTATGTTGTTTTACCAGACAAAAACATTTCATTTTTTCCAACAACAGGCAGTTTTTGTTTGAATGGTGGAAAGCGATATGAGTTGAGACCTCTTATGGATACTGAAAAAATGGTTGAAGACATGAGTGATGATTTTTACAAGAGTTTAACTAAAAATGACAGAGAAGTAATAATTGGAACTGCAATAGAAAACTATCATTTAAAGACTTTTTATAAACCTAAAGATTGTCCGACTGATAGTTTTGAGCGAAACCTTTTATGCGATTTAATTCAAAGACTAAAATGTGAGGTCAAATACGATTGTCTTTATACAAGATTAAATAGATTGTTTGCTTCATGTTTTTTAATTGAAGTTAAAAAACAAAGGTTCACAATGAGGACTTTAGGTGGAGATTTTGGTGCTAAAGGAACTCAATACACACTTTCACCTAGAAATTTAAGTGAGATCTCTTCGTGAAAAGACACGAGAATCCCTACAATAAAGCAGATGTCGTAAGCAATTACGACTCTGCTTTTTCTAGTTATACCAATTCTATAAATGAATTTAATAAAGAGTTTAACACTTTAATAAATATGATAAAAAAAACCATTACAGAAATAGATGAGATGGTTGAATCTAAGGAGAATCATAATGAGTAAAGTACATAATTACTACGAAGAAGAATTTAACAAAGTTTATCAACCAAGTTATCCACCATACGAATCTAAAGCAGTTGCAATTCTAACTGCATTTGGTAAAACAAAACCAACAATTTGGAGAAGAATGGTCAATACTTACTGGAGATTTATGACTTGGTTTGAAGATTTATAATAAAATCAAGATTTAATATTATGACAAAACCAATAAATCATTTGGAAGATAAACTATATCAATTAAACAGAAGAATGTTTATCGCAAAATATTTGCATCGAACTAAAACATTGAACCCAAGATTGCAAATAATAGATACTAGGTACATAAAAAAAACATACAATTATGAATTTTATTATAATGATTATGATTTTATAGATATAACAGAATCATCTTTTATAGTATTTAGAGATTCTAATATTGTAATAGATGGATATAGTGAGCCTTCTACAGATTCTTTTACATATTTTTTTACATCTGATTTTGAAACATCATTAATACATCCTAGTGCATATGAATCCAATATGAAAATATTAAAAAAAATTGGGATTGTTGAAATATGAAAAATGATTTTACTAGATACGAACTTGAAGAAATTGTACTAGCAATGGATTCTAATACTTTACGTTTAATTATAAAACGTGAATTAAAAAATGTTGATATAAAAATTAAAAAAATTGAGGAAAAAAAATGCAAACATCAGAAAAATTAGATCAATTAATTCCTGCACTTTTAAAAGTACAATCTGAACTACCTAAAGTGATGGATAAAGATTCAAAAGGGATGTATGAATACACATCTTTAGATAATCTTTTAATTAAAGTAAAACCAATATTAGAAAAACATAAACTGGTGATTATACAACTACCAGTTGGAGATGATATAATGATTGGTATTGAAACATTATTGTGCCACGAATCAGGTCAATTTATAAGCAACAAAATGCAAACTAATATTGAATCTAGTAAAAGAATAAATCTATATCAAAGTGCAGGTACTGCAATCACTTATTATAGAAGATATAGTATAATGGCACTTTTAAATCTTGCAAGTGGAGAAGATACAGATGGTTCATTAGAACAAGAATCTGTACCAAAAAAACAACCACAAAAACAATTTACTCCACAACCAAAAATTGTGAGTAATGGTGTAGTAGAAAATAATAACACAGATATTATGGGAGATGATTTCTAATGAGAATAAATATATTTAAAAACCAATACAAAGACCAAGAAAAACACCCTGATTGGAGAGGGAAGATGGAGATGGAAAAACTAACTCCTGATGGAAAAAAAGTAGTTTACAAGGTAGCAGGATGGAACAATCAAACTAAAGATGATGATACCTATATCGGTTTGATCATTGAACGTGAATTAGTTGATCCTGAACCTGAAACTAAAAAAAATGAGGAAGAAATAGAGTTACCATTTTAGATGAGAAAATTAAAATATGTCAAAGGTTTGCTAAAGCACAAACTGCTTTTTGTAATAGACTTGGTATGGAACAAGGATTACAAGTTACTCATAGGGTTAAACATCGCATCTGTGGTAATAATAGCCTTATTGATTGCACTATTGACCAATTGAATGACCTTATGAGAGAACTTGTAAAAGAATATCAAAAGATAAAAGGGATGGTTTAATGGCACGAAAAAGAATGATTGATCCACAATTTTGGTGTGATGAAAAGATGATGACCTTAAGTCATTCTGCAAGATTATTATTTATTGGATTGTGGAACTTTTGTGATGATGAGGGTATCCATAAAAATAGTGATCTAAAATTAAAAGCAGAAATATTTCCTGCTGATGATATTACAAAAGATGATGTAAGAAAATTAAAAGAAGAACTTGTTGAAATAGGTCTTATTGTTGCAATTAAAGAAGAAGAATTTGGAGATGATATTTTACTGGTAAAGAACTGGAAAAAATATCAAAAAATAAACAGACCTATACCATCTAAATACAATATCAGTGAGGACTCATTGAATGCTCACGGAGTAATCACTACCAATAGAATAGAATATAATAGAATAGAACATAATAAAACAAAACAAGTTGTTGGTTTTGAAGAATTACAAAAGATGAAGAAAAAGGAACTTGCAAATGCAACAAACTGAAATGACTAATGATTTACTTGAATCCTCTATTTTAGAGATTGAACAACACATAGTTTTAAAATTTAATGATGTTCAGGTAAGATTTTGGAGGCATTGTTTAGGTCAATATACTCAAGAGGTGGTAGTTGAATCTTGGCAAGATTTTAAAAAACAATTACAACCTAAAAGATACCCATCTTGGCAAGTTGTTGAACCGATATTTAAATCTAATAAAGAACAATTATCTTATAAACCACCAGTACAAATAAGTAAACAAGCAAAACTTTATGGATCACGAATTTGTCAGGCAGTTTTAAGAGGGTTAGATACAAAGAATAAAATTGAATATCATTTAATACAAGCAGAACAATTTAAAAAAGAAAATGAACCTGATATGGTAGATAATCATTTATTACTTGCTGAAAAAGCAAAAAATGGTGGTTATGAAGAAACTAAAAAAAAATTCAATTAGAGAGGGAACAAATACAAGAGGATGAGTTATGGTAATAAATAGAGAAAAGTTGATAATAATGATTGAGGCAAGTGAAGAAAAAACATTAAATGAAAAGTTACAAGCTAATCCCAATCAAAGAAAAATTCAATTATTAGAACAAATTTTAGATGAGTTTTATGGTGTAGATAGACATTGGGATAAACGTGCAAAATTCAAAGAAAAACCAAAACAAATTAAAAGACGTTCTGAAGAACAATATGATCTACCTGATTTTAAACCAAGTAAAATGCAATCAGGTATGTATGATAATTTGCATTATGATAAAGATGCAGTAGGAGAGGTTTGTGGAATCAACGAATGATAAGATCATAGACCTCATTAAGCAAAGACTTAATCAAGGTAATGCCAAGTTTGGCAGAGAGATGCCTATTGGAAAGTATAAAGAAATAGATGTTTTAGAAGAAATTCTTGATACATCGATCTATACAGCAAGTTTGATATTAGAACTAATGGAAAGAGGAGATGAAATACAATGCGACAAGTTATCATTAATGAACCAATTTGGAAAAATAATTCAGTGGGTATTGATGAAAATAAAATCGATAGTGAGGGTGTTTTTGTAATGATCTCGTACAAAGATAAACGTGGTTCTCTCAAATATCCGAATCAATACTATGTATCTAAGCAGTTAGCAGATAAATGTGAAACAATGAAGAAAAAAAACACACCTACCTTGCGAATAATACCAATCAATCAAATGGAGGAGATATAATGGATTTGGCATTAAAAGAAAGATTAGACGAATTAATAAATAAAATGGATGCTACTCATCAAATATGGTACACTACAAAAGAGGCTTGTGCATATGCAAAAGTAGGTAGAACAACTTTACATAATGCAGTACAAAATGGAGTGTTAAAAAGAGCAAAAGGACAAAGAAAAGTTTTATATAAAAGGGAGTGGCTAGATAATTACGTTATGAATAAATGATTAAATGAGGGTATGAACGCTCCCCCTTTATTTTGTCCGAAATTAAAGTGGTTTATATCCTCAAATATTATGGCAGATGCTAGTTTAATTAATCTTTATGATGATTAGCAAAATATGAACTGGGTTGGACATCTGCCAAAAAAATTTTATGGCTAGTAAATCGAAAACAAAAGGCAATAATTTTGAACGTGAATGTGTCAATATTGCAAAAGAAAAAGGCATAGAAAAATCTATTCGTGCCTATGCCTCAGATGGTAGGAGTCTTGGTCAATCCTCTGAATGTGATATAATGATCAATGAATACAGACTCCAATGTAAAATCAGAAAACAATTACCAAAATTTTTAGATTTAGATCCTGATAAAATAGATGGAGTTCTTATCCGACAAGATAGAAAAAAACCACTTATACTAATTGATTATGAACATTTTTTGGATTTAATAAAAGATGTTCCTGAATAATTTATTTAGCAGATTGAAATGGGAGTTCTCTGAACAAGTAGAGGTTCGAGAAACTTTTATACAAAAACTAAAATGGGTAAAACTAGGATTACAATGGTCAATGTCAATGACAGATAAACAAAGACAAGTGTGCTTTTATCGTATGTTTAGTGATATGACATTTGAAGAAATAGCAGATAAGATGAAGATCAGCAAACAAACTGCACACGAATTATTCAAAAATGGAATAAACAAAGGCACTCAGTTTATTTTTGAGGATGAAAACCTGACAGATAATTTACTCTAACTATATTAATAAAGACACTTACAGACTTTTTTTACATTTTAAATCCTGACTTTTTCCCTAATGAGTGAAATGAAACTTGAAAAAACACTCAGGGATGATATGTTAAGATGGGATGATAATTCTACAAAACATATATCTAATAGATCATTTGGTACTGCTTTTGATGTACTAAAAGATATGTTAGATGATGAAGAATTGAGAATACATACATTAAGACGAAGAGGATATACAGCGAAAGAGATATGTATGGAACTCAATATGTCTTTAGAATATTACACAACACAACATAATAACATAGAGGACAAGATTAATAGAATGATTCCAGTTCCTGATATACCATCAGATAACTGGGAAGAAACTCTGTAATGAGTGCTGATAAACAACGTGATAACAACACTAAAGTTGTTGGCAAACCTTTTGTAAAAGGTAAATCAGGTAATCCAAAAGGCAGACCTAAAAAAGGATTGGCATTAACTGATCTAATTAATTCTACTGGTGATTCTCCTGGAAAAGATGGTAAAAGCAATAAGCAAGTTATGATTGAAAAACTTTATACGATGGCAGTTAATGGAGATTTTAATGCCATTAGATTTATTGTAGAGAGATTAGAGGGCAAGGCAGTTGAGAGGACAGCAGATGTTACAGATAAGTGGCACGAAATAATTGAATCAGCCTATTCATCGGAAACTGAATAAGAGTGCCTATTTTAAATCCATTGGATATGAACCTGAACCAATACAATGGGCACTACATAACAGCAAAGCAAGATTCAGGGTCAATATTCAAGGTAGAAGATCAGGTAAGTCATATAGTGCATCAAGAGAAGCAGAACTTGGTATTATACAAGAAAACACAAGAGGTTGGATAGTTGCACCTAGTTATGAACTGGCTCACAAAATTGGTAGAGAGATTCAAGAAAATCTTATTCTTAAATATCAACTCCCAGTCATCTCAAAAAAAATTATTAATGGACAACTATTCTATGCAAAGTTCCTCAACAAATCCGAGGTATGGATCAAGTCAGCAGACAGCCCTGATACATCACTTGTTGGAGAGGGACTTGATTGGCTCATCATTGATGAATGTGCCTTACTCCCAAAAAGAATATGGGAGCAGTACCTCAGACCAACATTATCAGACAGAGGTGGGACAGCATTATTTGTTTCGACACCTAGAGGATTCAACTGGGTTTATGATCTATACATCAGAGGGCAATCTAATGATTATCCTGAATGGGAGTCATGGCAACATCCCAGTTACCATTCAAGGTATTTCAGGGATAACATAGACGAGTTAAAGAACGAACTTACTAAAGAAACATACTTACAAGAATACGAAGCACAATTCACATCATATGCAGGTAAAGTATATCCATTTGATAGAAACAAGCACGTTGGAAAGTATGACTATATAAAAGAATGGGAAACGTATTGTGCCATAGACTTTGGTTATCGTATGCCATCTGTGGTATGGTTGCAAGTAGGTAGAGTAGATGGAGATGTTGAAATACATATTATAGATGAGATCATTCATCAAACAAATATCAAGACTGAAGAACTGGCTGAGAAGATCCTAGGAAAAGGATACCCAACAATGCAATACTTTTGTGATCCTGCGGGAGTTGGAATGCAATCGACATCAGGCATTGGAGACATTGAGGTATTTAAAAGATATGGGATATTCCCACGATTCAGAACAGATAAGGTCAGCAGAAACATACCATCAGGCATTGACCTCGTTAGATCATTTGTTGAGAACGCTGAAAAGAAAGCAAGGTTATATGTCAATGAAAGTTGCAAGGGAGTTATAGAAGATTTTGAGAATTATAGGTATCCTGAGAAACGAGATAATCAAACACTTAAGGATGAACCTTTGAAAGATGGCAGACACGATCACGGAATGGATGCCATTAGATATTTTTTTATTAACAAGTTTCCAATCAAGAAACGGGAGGTATTGGAAATAAGCAGATGGTAATAATATATGTTAGTTCCTGATTTATCCTTACAAACCATAGTACAATCCCTAAAAGATTATATAGATACATCCCACTACAATGAAAGTGAGGATAGACTTAAGATTATGAATTATTATGAGGGTATCAATTTAGAAGAAGAAGTAATGAAATACTTTGATCCTAATGCTTTGCATTTTGCACCTACCCTTACATTAAACATTACTAAAAAATTAATAGATGCTAGATATATAGCATATAAGTCTGCACCTGAACGTATGGCAGATGATAGATACCTAGAACGATTAGGTGATTTAGATCAGGATATGATTGAGGTAGATAGACTTACTGGATTACTAGGTACAATAGCAGTGTTAAGATATTATGATGAGGATAAAGATAAATTGGATTCTCATATCATCACAGACTTTGAACCTATCTTTGAGCAGAACAATCCTGATCCCATAGGTATTGTATATCCATTGTTTTCACACGGAGATATGAGAGCAGAAGAACAGCAGTTTGTTTATTGGTCTAATGAATCTCATTTCAAGATTAAAAAAAGTGGAGAGGTCATACACGTTAATGATGAAGATATAAATCCATTTGGTGTCGTTCCTATTGTATATAGTCATCTATATCCTATGCTAGGTAATGAGTTTATCAGAACTGGTAAGGGTAAGATGATTGCAAATGCCAACCTTATGTATAACGTATTCGGTACACAATTATCACTAGGTAATATGTATCAATCATTAGGTCAGTCTGTACTTACTGGTGTAGATGAAAGTACAAGATTAAAGATGGATGTTTCTAAGATGTTAGTTCTACCTGAAGGTGCAAACTATTCTATTGTAAGTCCATCAGGATCATTAGATCAAATCAGACAGAATATGAAATTTATAATTGAAACAACTGCTGATGCCTTACATCTTAAAATGAAATGGGGAGATGATACATCCAGTACATCAGGAGAACATCAAAGAATTATGGAGGTGGATCTAACCGAGGCAGTAATGGCTGACTTTGAACGATTCAGGAAGTTTGAGAAACAAAGATTTCAATTAGATAAAACAATACTAGAAACAAATAATATTAATATTAATGATGAGTACTCAGTTGATTTTAGTGAACCACATATCCCTGCAAGTCCACAGCAAGAACGTGAGGAATGGTTGTGGAAATGGGATAATGGATTAGCATCTAAGAAAGATTGGTTCAAACACTACAATCCTGATTTTACAGATGAACAAATAGATGAGGTAATGGCAGAGGTAGAAGAACCTCAACAACCTGAACAACCACAAGCACAAACATTGGTAGAAAGATTAGTACAAAATGGCTAGTGCATCTGAAAACTTTATGAGTGCATTAGGTGGAATCCAAAATAAACTCAACGATCAACTGCCAACTCTTGCATCAAGATTAGCAAGACTAAGTGATCAGGAACTCACAATCATTGCTAGAGAATTAGATTTTTTTCAGGAGTTAAACAGACTTGGTTATAGTGATGCTTTAACTGATTTAATGAATGAATATGATGACGTGGCAACAAAAGTATTTAATCAGGCAAGATCTAGAGGATTGCAAGTTCAAGTAGCAACAGCACAGAATCTTGAACTGATAAAAGAATTGGATGCAGGAACATTATTAGGAAGAGCAAGAGATTTCTCAAGCAGATATAAATCAGAATTATTAAGAGGTATTATTGCAGGAGAATCAGGCAGACAGATTGTGGATCGTTTAACAGCCACACTTGGCACAGAACTTACAAGTGCTAATCTAAACCTTATTGTTAATGATTCATTTGCAAAATTTAGCAACTCAGCAACTTTTCAAGCATTCGCAGATGAACCTGAAACAAGGTATAGATATGTTGGTGTCTTAGATGGAAAAACAAGAGATAGTTGCAGACAAGTATTAGAGGATGGTCAAAATTCTGAGGGATATACAATGGAAGAGATATTTGATCTACCAGTCGGATTTGATGACAGAGGTGGTTTTAATTGTAGGCATGACTGGGTTGTTATATGAGAAACCAAGACATCCATAAAATACCAAGAAATATTTTTAAGAAAGCAGGAGAACTTGCAAAGTCTAGAATCATAGAAGATGCAGACAAGGGAATCTTTCAAAACAACAAAGAAAACTTTAAATATAAAAGCAAGACTTACAGAAGATACAAATCAAATGCTATGACTGGTGCTAATAAAACAAAATTAAAAGCATTCATAGGTAAATCAACAAACACAAAAGTCAATAATGTTAATATGAGATTAACTGGAGAAACCTTAAGGAGGATCAATGTTAAAAACCTTGTTGATGGTTTCAAACTCGTATTTGCAAGAGGACAGATTGTTGAGGGTAATGCAAACAGACATGGATATGATCTTTATGATTTAAGTAAAAAAAACCGTGATCGAATAGCAAAATTTTTTATGAAAAGAATTGAAAAGAATATTAAAAAATACACAAGCAAACCAGTCAATATAAAAATTGGTTAGCAAAGACTTAATCAATAAGGAGGGCAGTATGTCCGAAGAGCAACAATCAGTTGAGGTTCAGGAGAACCAAGTAAAAGAGCCAGTAGAGAAAGAGTCAGCTACTGGAGACATCAATATGTCTGATATAATAGCAGAAAGCAAAAAGTACAGACAAAGATCACAGAAAGCAGAACAGAAGTTAGAAAAACTTCAGAAACAGCTTGATACTGATCGGCAGAAACAGATGGAAGAAAATCAACAATGGAAAGAACTTGCAGAGGAACGTGCAAACAAAATCTCTCAACTTGAACCTATTGTAGAGCAATACCAACAAACCGAACAGCAAATCAGAGCAGAACTGCTATCTGACTTTCCTGAAGATGATCAGGATGACTTTAAGGATTTACCAACACCTGCATTACGTAAAGTCCACAATAAACTATTAAAACAAAAAGTTGCAAGAACCGAAAGTTCAGTCGCAGGAATCTCAACTACTCCATCCAAAAGGATAACTGATATGAATCGAAAAGAGAAACGAGATAACTGGCAGGGTATCATTGCAAGTTATAGAAATAAGAGGTAATTAAAATGGCAGAAGTCACAACAACTACAAGTGCCGTATTTATCGCCGAGCTGTGGTCTGAGGCAATCTTAGACTATGCTGAAAGAGAGTTTAGACTTGTGAATCAAGTAACTGATCTTTCTGCATCAGTTCCTAATGGAGATAAATTACATATTCCAAAAGTATCTGAAGAGACAGCATCCACATTAAGTTCAGGGTCAGCAGTAAGCTACGGTGCTAACACAGATTCTGAAATTGAACTCAGCATTAACCAGCATATTTATGAGGCCAAAAGAATTGGCGATTTGGTTAAAGTACAGTCCAACCCCGACTTGTTCAGCATGTATGCTAGGTCAATGGGGTATGCAATCGCAAAGAAAATAGAGAACTACATCGCAGTTGATGTACTTCAATCTGGAACAGGAAACGACGTTTCCCTAGCGTCGGATAATACTATGACTACGGCTCTGTTAAGATCAGGTCTACAAAAGTTGTTAGATGCAAATCACAGTTACACAGATGGAGATACTTACTTTTATGCCTCTCCATCTTTGTTTTCAAGTCTTTTATCATTGCAAGACTTTACAGATGCAAGTAGAAGAGGCGATGGTGCAAATCCAAATGTCACTGGATCACTAGGTTCGATTTACGGCGTAGATGTCTTTCCGTCAAACGACTGGGACGATGACGGAGGGACTAACGATGAGTCAGGTACTATCTTTAAAAGTAGTGGTGTTTATTATGCATCACAATTACAACCAAGAGTACAGGAGTCTTACGATATTGACTACTTGGCAAGTAGCATAGTTGTTGATTCACTTTTTGGAGCAGTACTATCACATGGAGCAAGTTCAACATCACTACCTGTTGTGAACTTTAATAATCCTTAATACTGACTAGATGATAATGAGTAAGAGGGTGGTTTTCCACCCTCAATACTCAAAAGGAGATTTATATGGAATGGAAATATTTTAAAAAAGATGGAAGAGTTATTGGTAAATGGTTGCCATCAGAAAAACGTATTCAAGAGTATTTAGATAATGGATACGAATTATGTGATAAAGATGGATGCGAATGTGTTGCAGGTGCTGTGGTTTCTTGTAATGAACCAAAACCTAAAAAACATCCAAAGCCACCTAAACCAAAAAAAGGTAAAAAGTAATGCCGATCTACGAGTTTCAATGCAATAAATGTAAAATTGTTTTTGAGCGTTTTATGGACGTTTCTGGGTACAAGGTAGGTGAATGCCCACAATGTAAAAGTAAAGACGTTAGAGGGGTTATTAGCAGGGTTCAAACACGTTTTGGCAAAGACTTTTATGAGGAAGAATATAAAAAAGGGAGTTTCGATACTAATTAGGAGTAAAAAATGGCATCGGTAACTAATTTAACAAATCAAAGAATTGCAGATAGTTATGTTCAACTAATCCATACTGGAGATGATGGAGGACTTGGATCATCTGCTTTGACTCTATATGATGGAGATGGTACTGCATCAGGATTAAAATTATCTACTGGAGGAATAGAGTTAGAAGATAGTAAGACTATCAAATTAGGAACTGGTACTGATCTACAAATATATCATGATGGATCTAACTCATTTATTACCAATTCTACTGGCACTTTAAAGATTGCAACTGAAACATCAGGAATTGCTGTAACCATTGGACATACCACATCTGAAACTACGATTGCAGATAATTTAACAGTTACAGGAAATGCCTCTGTTGGAGGTAATCTTGTTGTTACTGGAACTACTACTTTTAATGGAGGAACACTTACTCTTGGAGATGCCAATACAGATAATATTGTATTTGGTGGAGAGGTTGATTCTAACATTATACCTGATGATGATAACACCTATGATCTAGGTTCTTCTAGTAAAGAATGGAAAGATTTATATGTAGATGGAGTAGCCTATGTAGATGCAATCAATTTTAATGGTACTGCAATTTCTTCAACAGCAGCAGAACTAAATATTGTTGATGGTGGAACAAGTGCTACATCTACCACAATAGCAGATGCAGATAGAGTAGTTGTCAATGACAATGGAACTATGGTTCAGGTTGCAGTAACTGACTTAGCAGCATATTTCGATGATGAAATAACTGCAATGCCTAATCTTGTAACTACTGCTGCAACATCAGTTGGTGCATTGAATAGTGGTTCTATTACATCAGGATTTGGAACTATCGATACTGGTTCATCTGCTATCACAACAACTGGTTTAATATCAGGTGGTTCATTAGATATAGATAATGTATTAATTAATGGATCAACAATCGGTCATACAGATGATACAGATTTAATCACTTTAGCAGATGGCATAGCAACAATAGCAGGAGAGATAAGTGTAACCACACTTGATATAGGTGGAACAAATGTAACCAGTACAGCAGCAGAACTAAATATTTTAGATGGAGTAACTAGCACAACAGCAGAACTTAATTATAATGATACTGGTTCTTCTGTGGGTACAGTTGTTGCTAGTAAAACAGTAACAGTAGATGCAAATAAAGATGTAGCATCTTTTAGAAATATCACACTAACTGGAGAACTTGATGCAGGTTCATTGGATGTAAGTGGAGATGCAGATATTGATGGAACACTTGAAGCAGATGCCATTACGGTCAATGGTAGTTCGTTATCATCTGTCATAGCAGGAACAACTGTTTCTAATGCAACTTTATCAGCAACAACAACTGTTTCAGATAGCA